GTCGGCGTAGGAAGCACTATTGCTATTACTAATTGCCCTGTCGCTGGGTATAACGGCACCTATACTATTACCAGCGTAGATCCAACGCAACAAGTATTTACGTTCTTAAATACCGCAGCACTTGGTGCTACGGTGGTCAATGATATGTCATTGGCTTCTACATACGTAAGCTCACCAAGTAGTCCAGATAATGCAGTAACTGAAACCGTGTTATTGCACATATACAACTATAAACCAGACATTATGTTATTGAATGATCCGCAGACATTTCCGTGGATCCAAGACTATGCTTATGCACTAGTGTTAATTAGCATCGGCAATGCACGTGAAAAGTTTGCTACTATAGCGGGTCCGCAAGGCGGAACAAGCCTTAACGGTGCGGCACTTAAACAAGAAGGTGCAGAACTATTAGTTAAACTTGATGAAGATATCAGGAATTATGTTGATGGTGGCGCACCAATGACCTGGATAACTGGTTAAAAAAGTCTAGACCGTAAACAAAAACTCCCGTATAATAAACATATACAGGGAGCTTTTTAATGGCTAAAATTATTGGTATCGTGGGCTTTATTGGATCTGGTAAAGACACTGTCGCAGACTATCTAGTTAATTTCCATCAATTTCGTAGGGAAAGTTTCGCTAATAGCCTTAAAGATGCTGTAAGCGTGGTATTTGGATGGGATCGTGACCTGCTCGAAGGTCGCACTAACCAATCAAGGATCTGGCGCGAAACCAAAGACGAATGGTGGAGCAAACGACTAGGCTGTGATGTAACTCCACGTTGGGTTCTACAGTATTGGGGAACTGAAGTCATACGCAAGGGATTCCATGATGACATGTGGGTAGCCAGCTTAGAAAATCGCTTAAGATCCAGTAAAGATGATATTGTTATTACAGACTGCCGCTTTCCTAATGAAATTAAAGCCATACGTGGAGCAGGCGGGCAAGTGGTACGAATTAAACGTGGATCGGAACCCGCATGGTTTAATGATGCCAAGAGCATGAACAAAGGTCCTACTAGAAATACTTCGTGGGCACTAAGCAAACATCGTATAGATCAACTGGGAGTCCATGCTAGCGAAACTGCTTGGGTAGGACAGAAGTTTGATGTAGTGTTAAACAATAGTGGAACCATCGAAGAACTATATCAGCAGATTGAATCTAATATTATTAATAGTCAGGTACAAGATCGCCTTGACGCCATCCTAAACCCTCTCGGGCAATTTCATACTGACAGTTAGCACAAACTGTTTTTAAGTTAAGTTGACTGTTATTATTTAGATTGCCATCAACGTAATAGACAAATAATTGCTCTTTATGTTTTGCTTTAAAGCCACACTTTTCACAGTGTGGTTTCTTTTTGTAACCTTCTAATAGCCAACGAGGTTTGGGTGCGGGCTTGTGATTTTTCTTACGGATGCAACTATCACAACGACTTCTATAATAGGTATTATCACCACGTTTATAATTGACTGCACAGGGTTTTTTACCGCAAGCAGTACATAATTTTCGCCATTGCATGTAGTATTTATGGCGAACCTTTAAAAGGGCACTCTAAGCTACCAAAAATAAGAAAAAATCATAAATAGTTTAAAGCATCATTTAAAAGGAACTATTATAATGGCATCATTAACATCACCAGGCGTACAGGTTACCATAATCGACCAAAGCCAATATACACCCACAGCTGCTGGGTCAATTGCTTATGTCTTGCTAGCTACAGCAACAAATAAACAAAACCCAAGTGGAACGGTTGCAACAGCAACAACCATGGTTAATTCTGAAAAACTAGTTACAGTTACCAGCCAACGAGATCTAGTTAACTTATTTGGAAACCCATATTTTGAAATGGATGCCAATGGCAATCCAGTGCAAGACAGTGAAGTAAATGAATATGGCTTATTAGCAGCTTACAGCGCACTTGGTGTTACTAATACCATGTATATCCAACGTGCTAATGTTGACCTAGCTCAACTAGAAGGTACAAGCATTCGTCCTACAGGCACACCAGCAGATGGCACATATTGGTTAGATCTAACTAACACAAACTGGGGTATCTATGTATGGACTGAAGAATTTGGCTTTACGTATACAACTCCTACAGTGATTACAGATGTTGCCTACTTAGTAGGTGGTACTTCGAGCGGTGCTCCTTTAGCATCATTTGGTAGTATTGATGACTATGCTGTTAATGCAACAAACAGCAATAACCCAATTTATTACAAAGGATACAATAACAGTTGGTCAATAGTAGGTAGCGATAGTTGGAAGTCACAAGTGGCCACAGTGCGTGGTACGACCAGCGGTGTAACTATTTCGGCAGGTAGTAAACTAATTATCAACGGTAATACTGTTAACATGACTGGAACTACTATCAGTTCAGCAGTTACTAACATCAATGCCGCAACGATTCCGGGTGTTAGTGCTTCACTTAACTCAGTTGGCCAAATCCAACTATACGTAAACAGTGGCACGATTATCTACAGCAATGCTGCTGGTAATGCTCGCGGTCTTATTGATACAGCTACTAGCACACAAAACACACTAGAAATTACCAAAGGCAGTGTATTAACAGGTAATCTTGACGTTGCAGCTAATTTAGGTATCCTACAAGCTAATATTGCTACAATTTCAAACGGTGGTAACACATACGCATACAACGGTCCAACACTGGCATTTGCAAGTTATACAAATCCACCAGCATGGAGGCCAACAGACGTAACCCCTCGTCCAGATGATAGCATTTGGTTAAAAACATCTGCAACTGGTAATGGTGCAAGCTGGGCCATCAAAGAATACAGTGCAACAACAAGTAGCTTCCAATCATTGACTAGCTCAATGTATGCTACAGATGCAGCTGCAATCCAAGGATTAGATCCAGTCGGTGGCGGCGCCACATTGCCTGCAGGTACATTATACGTCAAGTATGATAGTGCTGGTACTTCAACAACACAATTTAAACCGTTTATTAAGAACGTAGCAGGTGTAGTTACTGTAACAGGTAACGTAGCCGGTGGCTCAGCAACATACGCATCAGGCGACAGCTTTTTGATGGAAGTTACTGTTCCTGGTTCAACAACACTAGCTAATGCTACAGTTACATTATCAGCCAACACAGCAACTAACTTGGTAACCAGCATCCTATCAGCTAGCTTGCCAAATATCACAGCAGGCTTTGATTCCAGTGGTAGGATTTTTATCAGCCATCTAGCTGGTGGAACTATGCAGTTTACATACCTAGTAGGTAGTCCATTAACCACAGCTGGTATTATAAATGATACGCATATCCAAACGATATCAGCAGGTCTAATATATCTAGCAAGTCCGTTTACTCCGTTGACTTATACATATTCAACGACTGCTCCATACAGCAATCCAGATGATGGCACGCTATGGTATTACAGCAATCCATTGGATGCAGATATCATGATCAGCGATGGTACAGCTTGGAAAGGTTATAGAAACGTTAGCACTGATGCACGTGGTTATGACCTAACTAACACTGATCCACTTGGCCCTATCCTAAGTGCTACACAACCAACAACACAAGCTGATGGTACTAGCCAGGTAGTGGCAGGTGATTTATGGATATCAACAGCACAAGCTGACTTAGAAAATTTCCCAGTGTTATACCGTTATAACGGTGTTACATGGGATCTAATTGACAATGGAGATAATGTTGATGCCAATGGTGTCTTGTTTGCAGATGCACGTTGGGACACAGACGGCACAGTAAATCCAATCACCGACGATCTACCAAGCATTAGTTCACTATTAACCAGTGACTATATTGATGCAGATTGTCCTGATTATCGCCTATATGCACGTGGTACAATATTATTCAACACACGTCGCAGTGGTTACAATGTTAAAAAATTCCGTGTAGGTTATTTTGATAATGCTGATGTAGTTCCAACAGAAACTGATGCATGGGTAAGTTATAGTGGTGAAGATCCTACAACTGGTGTTCCATACTTTGGTCATAAAGCACAACGTAACACAGTAGTAGAAGCGATGAAATCAGCTATTGCAACTAGCACAGAGCTACGTGAAGAAGGCACACAGTATAACTTAATCGTTTGCCCAGGATATCCAGAGTTGATCCAAGACATGATCACATTAAACAATGATCGCACTAATACAGCATTTATCATTGGTGACAGTCCGATCGACCTATCATCAAACAGCACAACATTACAACAATGGGCTAATAATACTAACCTAGCAGTGGACAACGGCGAAGAAGGTCTAGTCAGTAACAGTGAATACCTAGGTGTTTATTATCCAAGTGGTCTTGGCACTGATCTAGCTGGCAACGCTGTAGCAGTTCCGCCAAGTCATATCATGTTACGCACAATTATCCGCAGTGACTCAGTCAGCTATCCATGGTTTGCACCAGCAGGTGTTCGCCGTGGTCTAGTAGATAATGTTACAGCGATTGGATATGTTGATCGCAATAATGACAGCACGTTCGTTAGCATTGGTGTTACTACAGGTCTACGTGACATATTATACGCAGGTAGAGTTAATCCATTAACGATCTTGCCAGGAGTTGGTATTGTTGCATACGGTCAAAAAACACGGTCAGCAACAACGTCAGCGATGGATCGTATTAACGTAGCACGTTTAGTCTGCTACTTACGAACTGTTCTAGCTAGTGTTGCAACACCATTCATATTTGAACCAAATGATGCTATTACACGAGGTCAGGTAGAATCGGCATTTAATGCTGTATTCAATGACTTGGTTGCTAAACGTGGTATCTATGACTATTTGGTAGTTTGTGATGAAACTAATAACACAGGTGATCGTATCGATCGCAATGAGTTATGGGTTGATATCGCGATACAACCAGTTAAAGCGATTGAGTTTATTTATATTCCAGTTCGTTTACAAAACACTGGCGCAGCTTTAACTATACAATAATATACGCAGTTAATGGGAGGTTAACCCCTCCCAAAGCGTAAGCAATAAAAGGTAAATATATAAAAGGATATACAAAATGGCAACAGCGTCATTAACCAACTTTACAGTACCATTATCAACAAGTCAGAGTGCTAGCTCACAGGGCTTGTTAATGCCAAAATTAAAGTTCCGCTTTCGCGTGACTTTCTTAAGTTTTGGTGTTACACAACCTACAACTGAGTTAACAAAACAGGTAATGGACTTTAAACGACCACAAGTTTCAATGGAACCAATTACCATTGACATCTACAACAGCAAGGTATACCTAGCTGGTAAGCCAACTTGGGAAACTGTTACTTGCATGCTACGTGATGATGCAGGTGGTGAAGTTACTAAACGTGTTGGCGAACAGATGCAAAAACAATTTGACTTTTTTGAACAAAGTTCAGCAGCGTCAGGTATCGATTACAAATTCACAACTGTTCTTGAAATCCTTGATGGTGGTAACGGAACTAACACTCCAGCAGTTCTTGAAACATGGCAGTTAGATGGTTGCTTCTTAACAGCGGCCGACTACGGTGATGTTAACTACGCTACTAATGAACCAGCAACAATCCAATTAACAATCCGTTATGACAACGCTCTACAAACCCCAGTAGGTTCAAGCGGTATTGGTTCACGAGTTACAAGAAC